AGGTGCAAAGCTATCGTTCCATTTAAGAATCATCTTGTAGCACTAAACCTAACTGACTCTAGCACAGAGAAACCTTTTGACATCAGGTGGAGTGATGCTATACCAGCTGGTGCAAGTACCAATGGTGCTAACACATGGAACACAGCTAGCACAGCCAGTGAGTCAGCACAAGTGTCACTTAGTGGTACAAAGGGTCATGTGCTCAACGGCTTACAACTTGGCAACGAGTTGATGATCTACAAAGAAGATAGTGTCTATGGGTTAACCTATGTAGGTGGTAACTTTACATTTAGAATCAGAGAAGTATTTAAAGACACAGGGATGCTTGCCAGAGATGGTGTTGTTGACCTAGGTAATGGCAGTCATGTCTTCTTAGCAACTAACGATGTCTTGATGCACAATGGTACATCTATCAGAAGTGTGATAGATAACCATATGAAAACTTTCTTGTTCAACGAGATTGACAGCACCTACTATTATAAAACGTTTTTGACACACAACAAGTTAAAGACAGAAGTGTGGATATGCTTTCCACAAACTGGTGCTACAAATGGTTTACCAGACACAGCATTGATTTGGAACTACAGAGAAGACACTTGGACCATTAGAGAACTACCTAATGTTAACTATATAGCCAAGGGTGAGATTGATCCAGGTACGACTAACACTTGGGCAGCTACCACCACAGCTTGGCAAGATGAAGCATTTAGCTGGGCTACGCAAGAATATAATCCATCTGTAGATTCATTATTAATGTGCGGCACTAATGATACTAAGTTGTACATGGCTGATCTATCTACTAAATTTGATGGCACTAATTTTACCATGTTGATGGAACGCACAGGGTTAGGACTTAATGATCCAACAAAGGTCAAGTCTGTCACCAGTTTTTATCCTAGGATAGATGGTACAGGTACCGTTGATATAAGCATCGGTGCTGAACTTAATCCATTCCAAGGTGTTACCTATAGTCCAGCTGTTACATTTAACATAGGACAAGACAACAGAGTTGACTGTAGGGTTCGTGGTAAGTTTATAGCTGTTAAGTTTGAAAATGCTAGCAGTAATAGATTTAGAGTTAGTGGATACGCTTTTGAAACAGAATCGGTATCTACCAGATGACAGAGTTTGCTAGATTTTCTGCCAGGATCACACCTGGTAAAACTGAAGATCTTCCTAGATTTTTAGATGATACATTCATAGAGATACAAAATGTCCTAGAGGTTGTCAGGGATGGGCATCTTGATGTAGTATATGCTGCACCAGACAAGCCCAGACAAGGAGACATACGGTATGCTGATGGAACAAGTTGGAACCCAGGTTCAGGAGAAGGAATTTACTTTTACAACTCCGCAGGTTCATGGGTTAAGTTATAAACTACTTAATCCTAAAAGCAAACAGTTTAAAGCTAACCTTGCAAAATGTTATAACTTTATAGACAGATCTGCAAGGGCTAGCCACAGTGTCTATAATCTACCAACTGATACGTTGGTCAAACGTTGTATAGAACAACATTGTGACACTTGGGTTAGCATGAAAGATAATAAAATTGTAGGATGTTTTACAGTTGGTGTTGCAGTTTACGATGATAATTATGGAATAAACATAGAGTCTACAAGTGGTAAGTTTGTCTATGAAGATGTCGTACCAGCGGTAGAAAAGTTTTACAAAAAGCTAGGATATAAATTTGTTGAGATATCTGGAAGAAAAGGTTGGGAACGAGTGTTTAAACCATTAGGATATAATTTAAGTAGGATAATAATACACAAGGAAATTTGATATGGGCAGTATATTTTCTCCTCCTCCACCAACAGTCATACAGGCACCTAGTAGTCAGGTAGCTAGTGGTAGCCAAGAGGTTAAACCTTATGCTCCAGTAGAACCTCTGATCCAGAGATATCTACCTACCTTAGAAGCTGAGTTTACCGCACAGCCTAGAGTGTTTGCTCCTAGCTTAGTACCTACAGAAAGTGCTGAAGCTATGGCAGCAAGACAAGCGTATGGAGCAACCGCTGGACAAGTTGGTGCCTTGGGTCAACAATATAGGAACATTGGTGCTAGAGAGTTATCAATGGGGGCAAGTCCTTATGATCCTATTTATCAACAACAAGTTGGAGCAATACAGCCTAGAATACAGCAACTAGGACAACTAACAGGACAAGCTCAACAAAGAGCTACTCAAGCTGGTCTTGATCCTATTGCTCAAGCTAGAATAGCTGCTACAGCCCCATACCTTGGACAAGTTGGACAACTTGCAGCCAGGGAACAAGCTAGGGCTATGGGTGGTTATGATCCTATTACTCAAGCTAGAATGGCTGGAGTAGCTGGACAAGTTGGTGCCCTAGGTGGTCTTCAACAAATGGCCCTAGGTCGTGCTGGACGAATGGGTGCTGATCCTATAGCGTTAGCAAGTATGGCTGCAGCTGCTCCACAACTTGGAGCCTTTGGTGGTCTACAGCAACAAGCATTAAGACAAGCCATGGCAAGTCCAATGGCAGACCCGTTGTATCAAGCTGAGGTTGGTCAGATAGCTAGACAAGCTAGACAAATGACTGAGCGTGATAAACAGTTAGCTCAACAGCAAGCAATAGAAGCTGGTCAATATGGTGTAGGCTCTACAGCCCTAGGAGAACTACAAGAGTTACAACGTCAGACCAGAGAAGAAACAGCCCAACGTGCTTTAGCTGGTGCTCTTGGTTCAGCTGAACAACGCAGAGCACAGGCATTTGGTAGAGCACAGGATGTAACACAGAGGTTACTACAAGGTGGACAAATTGGTGCACAAGCGTTAGCAGATGCAGAACAACGTAGACAAGCAGCAATGGCACAGGCTGCACAACTAAGTCCACAATTGTTACAAACTCAACAAATACCTGCAGCTGCCTTGGCTGAAGAAGAAGCTAGAAGGGTAGGTGCTGCAGAACGTGCAACTCAATTACAGCAAAACTTACTTGCTGCTAGGGGAGTAACAGCTGAAGCTCTAGGTGGAACTGAACAGCGTAGGGTTGCTGCCGTAGAACGTGCTCAACAACTTGGTGGACAACTTGCACAAGCTGGTCAACTTCCTGCACAAGCCTTGGCAGAAGCAGAGTTGCGTAGACAAGCTGCATTGCAACGTGGCATGGGCTTACAACAAGCTGGCCTACAAGCTGGTATAGGACAAGCTAGCTTACTAGAAAGCCTTGGTCAAACTGTTGAACAACGTAGGGCTGCACAACTGGCAGACGAAGCAAGAAGGTATCAACAGGGTCAAGAGGCATACAGGCAACAACTTGTCAACTATGCAAACCTTCTTGGTGGTCTTGCTGGTCTTGGTACCAGTGTTGGTTATCAGAGTCAGGCCCAAGGTGTACAACCATTTGTCATAGGTGGTGGACCTAGCCCCTTCAGTCAGATAGCTAGTGCAGCTTCAATGTTTGCAAGACCTTTTTAGGAGTTTATGATGGGGTTTTTTGACGAGTCAAATAATACTAAAGCTGAAAAAGAACTTTCTTTTACTCAAGAAGAGTTAGATCAAATTGAAAGTTTAGGAGATCCTAAGTATGATCCTGATACTGGAGAACCTGAAAATGCTGCAGCTGAAAAAGCTGAAGAAATTTATCAGAATAAACTCGACAAGTTTGATGCTCCAGATGTACCTGAAATTGGAGGTCTGATAAAAGGTGGTAGCACTGATGTCCTCCGTGGTACTCAAATATCTGCACCAAGGCCTCCTAGTGTTAGCCCTAGAGGTGGTCGAATAGGTGTAACATATCCGTATAAATCTATTGCTGAAGGTAGTTACCAACAAGGTGTAGCTTATGATGACTTAGTGGACAAATTGGTAAAGGGGTTATTGTCTGAACAAATAAGACAATTACCATATAGGGGGTTAATATAATGGCTATGAGTTCAAGAGATTCATACAATAGAACATTAGATGCACTTGATAGATCTTCAAGGAAAAGAGAAGACGATGTAGAAAGACTTGCATTTTTACCTCCTACTCAAGAAGGATTATTAGCTGCAGACTACTTAGATGAACAAGGAAGTATGCCTAGCCCAGATTCATCTATACAACAGTTTATGGACTATGCAAGAACACAGGGATCACCAATGTATGACTATGATGCTCAAGGCAACCTAGTTCAAGTTGGTAACATGCCTACTATGTATAATGAGCAGGTTCCTCAAATGAACGCTGCAGACATAATGGATCAAAAGATAACTCCAGGTGGTTTAATTAGTGATGCTATAAGAACAGGGGTAGAGGCAGCTGATAGACGAGAACAGAATCAACAAACAAAAAGTCTTCTTGGTGGCATCTTTGATAACCCCATTGTCAAACAACTTGTCGCTGGTTTAGCTGCACCTGAGTTTCTAGCAAGTCAATATGGCCTAGGTGGTCGTAGTCCTGTTGCTGCCTTGGTTGGTGGTATGCAAGCTAACCAAGCTAGAGAAATAGCAAGAACAAAAGAAGCTGCTAAGTTGCAAGAAGAAATGAGACAGCAAGCAGTTAAGGAAGCACAAAAAGCGGAAGAGCTTGCAATAAGTAGACTAAGGGCTGAAAGAGAACCGACAGGTAAACCTGCAGCTAGAGGTGAACAATTAAGAACTATTTTAGAAAGATCGCTCATAAACCTTAGAAAACAAAAAACAATTGATGATATCATAGAAGGTAAAACAGAGTGGAGAATTAAACCTGGACGCACTAAGCCCACTGAAGCAGAACTTATACCAATTATTTTAGATAAAGCACAAGAAGAATATATTAAAAATCCTAATGCTGGATTTGATGCAGCCGTTCTAAAGGCTTTAGGAAAAGGCGCAGCTACAGCACAATCTCAAAAACCTGCTAAGTTTGGACAAGCTAGGATTAAATAGTGACAAATACTATTACCTTACAGGACATCGTAGATAACCCTAATCTACGAGACTTAGGCGTATCTCCTGGTGACACATATACTGTGTCTGAAGATGGTACACCTGAGATTACTCGCATATTTTCTAATGAAGATTATAATATAAAGCGTGGTGTCGCTATCACAGAAGAAGATTTAGCTGCATATCCTAACTTAGTTGAACAAGGTGTAGCACCAGGTGATCGTTACATAGAAGAAACAAATGAGATAATAAAAACAGGTAACGATAGTATTGCTAAACAATTCATGTATGGCTTTGACACCGCTGGAAACTTTATTGGCTATGGTGCTAACTTACTAGAAGCAATGATGCCACTAGGTAGATTTGATCTTAGTCTTGATAAAGGGTTTACATATTATTCTCCAGAAGAAGCTTACGGCCCAGGGTTCAACCAAGCTGACTTTGATACTCGCAGAGAGATGATACTCAGGGCTAGAGAAAGACAAATACTAGAAGAGTATGGTCCTTACTTTGACCCTGAAGATGGTGCAGCACAGGCAGCTGGTGAAATTGTAGGTGCTATCGCTGACCCTACGAGCTTGATACCACTAGGTCAGACAATCAAAGCTGCAGCGGCTACAGCTGGTACACTAGGTGCTGGATATAGTGTCCTTGAAGATCTAGCAAAGACAGGTGAAATAGATCCAGCTAAGGCTGCATTGTTTGGCATAGGTGGTGCGGCTACAGGTGGAGCACTGGTAGGTGCAGGTCGTGGTATAGCTAAGGTTGCAGAAAAAGCTCAGTTGAATAAAGCTAATCGTACCATAGATGAAGCTGAACAGATAATGAATCGTGATATAGCTGCAGGTGTCAGTACTAACTCCGCATTTAATAAAATGGCTGAGTCTGAGTTAGCACCTAGATTATCAGAAGCTATACAGTTAACTGGTCGTAAACTAAAAGTAAACTCTTCTCCCTCTGTTGCACAACGTGCTATAGATACTGCTATAACAAACGACAGTGTTTTTTCTAGGTTTACTATACCTGGTGTAGATAAATTGATAAGTGTAGTATCTACTGAAATTGGTAAGATTTCTCCTGCAACTTTAAACAGGATGCGTAGACATGAAATGGATGTTTTTACAAATACGCAAAAAGCATTACAGACTGCTGAACCTTTTATACGCCAAATGAGGCAGTTACCTACAGCTTTAAAACTTCAGGTGTCAACACACTTGTTCAATGGTGAAACAAGTAAAGCAGTAGCCTTGATGCCTAATGAAATGAAGACTACGTTTACTCCAGTTCGCACTTTACTAGACGATATATACAAAGATGTAAAAGAAAGTGGTATTGAGTTTGGGTATGTAGAAAACCATTTTCCAAGAATGGTAAAAGATTATGATGGCTTACGTCATAACCTTGGTCTTGAAGAAACAAATGAGTTAGATAAAATTCTCCAAAAAGTTGCAAATGATAAAAAAACTACTGTAGATCTACTTGACTATACAGAAAAAGTTCAGCTAACAAATAGATGGCTTCGTGGATTTTTAAAACCAGATGGTAAACCAGCTTTTACCAAACAACGTAAAATAGATATTCTCTCTCCTGAACAAGTTGAGAAGTTTTATTATAGTCCAGAAGATTCATTGGCTTTATATATACGAAATGCCATTAACAATTCAGAACGTAATAAGTTCTTTGGTAGATATATAAAAGGTGGAGAAGAAAGTTTAAAAAAATTTCATCAAGGTTCTCAAGAAATTAGGGAATCTATTGGTGAAGTGGTGCAAAATATTGATAAAGATCTTAATGCTACAGACCAAGTTAGATTATCAGAACTTATTCAAAGTAGATTTGTAGGAGGTGAACAAACACCTAATCGTCTAGTAAGTTCGATTAGAGATGCAGGGTATGCTGGAACTATTGCTAATCCAGTAAGTGCTCTTATACAGCTTGGTGACTTAGCTAACAGCGCAGCACTTCATGGTTTTGGTAACACCATATCTGCTTTGTTTAAAGCAAAAGATATTAAATTAGTTGACATAGGTATTTCTGAGCTACAACAAGAGTTATCAGAGAATAGCCAAAGGTGGACAGCGAAACAGCTAAATAAGTTATTTAAATTGTCAGGTTTTAAAGCTATTGATCGTCTGTCAAGAGAAACTACTATGAACGCTTCCTTCAGAAAGAACATGAACCTTGTCAAGACAAGCAAAGGTGAAAACCTATTTAGACAAAAGTGGGGTAAATTTTATGGTGATGAGATTGAAGGTGTCATTAATGATTTAAAATCTGGCAGGATAACTGATAATGTAAAGTTCCATTCGTTTAATGAGTTATCAGATATGCAGCCTATATCCATGCTAGAAATGCCAGAGCCTTATCTTAATAATCCAAATGGTCGCATATTGTATATGTTGAAGTCATTTACAATAAAACAACTTGATATTGTAAGAAGAAATGTACTACAAGAATGGGCAAAAGGTAATAAAAAACAAGCTGTAAAACAAGCTGCTTTACTTGCTGCGTATCTTACTACCGCTAATCTAGGAATACAAACTGTAAGAGATATAATCTTAACAAGAGATGTTAAACCAGAGCAGCTACCTAACAATGCACTATGGGCCTTGTTAGGTGTCTATGGGTTAAATGAATATATAACTGACAGATACTTTAGCAGAGGACAAGTTAAAGAAGGTCTTATTAGTATGATAACCCCTGCTACTCCATTGATAGATGCAGCTTTAAAGGTGGGAAGTGCTCCATTCCAAGAAGATCCTAGCTTGGCTCCATTGCTCCGTAATGTTCCTCTCGTTGGTCCTCTCATCTACAACTGGTTTGGCGGTGGTGCAGAGAAGTACAACGAGCGACTTGCCAAGGAGTCATAATAACATGGAAGGTTTACTAGGTTTTTCTAAAGAGGTACTACAAAGTTTACTACAAGAAACAAGATCTGCTGAAGATATTCCTAGAGCAACAGGAGTAGAAGTAACTAGCGCAGCTGTAGATAAAGCATACAATATGATGGGTGACAAAGATCCTGTTGTAAAAGATTTGCTAATGTACACAGCCCAGAAAGAATCTAAATATGGAAATGATCCTAATACATTTAGGTTTAGAAAAACATCTGGTGGAACTGTAGGACATGGTGGTATCTTTCAGGTTACTGATCAAGCGGTTAAAAACATTGTAAATTCAAAGAGTCCTCAAATACAGAAAAAACTACAATCTTTAAAAAAACAAGGTGTAGATTTTAAAGAAGCAGTAGAAAAAGGAAACATAAGAAAGTTTCTTGAAGTACCTGTTAACTCTGCTTTGGCTGCACGTTTACATTATTTTATGAATAAAGATCCTTTACCAGAACGCGATATAGAATCTGGGATTGGGCCATATTATATGAATGTTTATGCTCCACAAACTAAACCACCAACACCTAAAAGAAAACCTAGGAGGCGTATGTAATGGACCCTAAGACACCACTTGATGCCTCCGCTGGTCTTATTGCTGTAGGTTCTCTGATGGATTGGCTACCTGCAGCTGCGTCTCTTCTTACCATTATCTGGATGCTTATTCGTATCTACGAGACAGACACTGTGCAGAAACTATTGAAAAGAAAATGAGCATACCTTTTGAACTTATAACCATGCTTGGCTCTAGTGTGTTATCAGGAGTGATGACAATCTGGGGTCAAAGCCAAAAGGCAAAGCAAGATACTTTTGATAGAGCTATCAAGGGTTTAACCAAGCAAGATGAAGTAATACATAAAGCTAGAATCTTCAGCAACAAAGGCTTTCAGATAACAAGAAGGATCATAGCTTTGTCTGCCGTAGGTGCTATCATCGTATGGCCTAAAGTAATAGCTGTCTTCTGGCCTGAGATACCTGTCACCGTTGGCTACACTGAGTTCAAACCTGGCTTCTTGTTTTTCACAGAGGGACAAGAGTCAGTCAAGTGGCAATACCTTAGAGGATTAGTAATCACACCCTTGGATACTCACCTGGTTAGTGCTATAATAGGTCTATACTTTGGTGCATCAATGGTAAAGAATGCGAGGTAAGATAATGGGATCTATTAGTTCAGCTTTTAATACATTCGTACCATCTGTTATACAACAGGCAATAAGTCAAATACCAGCACCTACTACTCCTGCTCCATCGTATTATAATCCTTATACACCATCGTCTAGCTATGGTTACGTTTCACAACCTTATTATAGCCCTTTTTATTCACAACCTAATTATATCTATGGGCAGCAACCTATGGATATGTCTTACACTGGTATCATGGGTAACTCTTATTATTCTAACCCAGCTGCAGCACAACCTTATACACCTGTTAACTATGGGAAACTAGGAAGCTACCCAATGGCACCTAGTCAGTTCCAACCTTATATTCCACCACGGTTATCGGTTCAAGAGTTTGGAGTATCAGGGGGTAGACCAGGTGAAATATACGGACCATCAGCCATATTACCTCCTATTACAAATCAATCTCAGTCTCTTCAAGAAATGGCTAATGCACCAGTAGCAAGACCTGGAGTAGAAGATCCACAGTTTACAACAGAACAATTAGTAGCAAACGCACCAATGACCCCTAGTGCTGCCCCTGCACCAGTGGCTCCACCACCAGCACCTGTTGTGGACACTAGGGCTGAAGATATACAGAAGATCAGAAATGAAATGAGTATTTTACAAAGCCGTATAGTTGATGCAGACAATAATGACAGTTCAGATCCAGCTGCAGAAGCTAGATACGAAGAGCTACAGAGACAACTACTCAGTATGTAAAAAAGGGGGCCGAAGCCCCCAGTGTTAGTTGACTGAGATTACCTTTGGTTTCTTTTCCTCTGGTATCTCACGTTCTAATTTTATCTGAAGCATACCATCTTTTAGGTTTGCATCTACCACCTTTACGGTATCACCTAGCAGAAACAACTTCTTAAATGGTCTGAACGCTATGCCTCCGTAGATCACTTTGGCAACATCATCGTCTTTCTTTTCAACACCATCAGAGCTAACCGACAGAACGTCATCCTTTACCTCTATGGTAATGTCTTTCTTTGTAAACCCTGCCAGGGCCATGGCAATCTCAAAACTATTCTCTCCAATCTTTGTCAGGTTATGAGGAGGATAGGGTTGGTTGCTAGACATTACTTCTGCAACTTTTTGCATACTGTTAAAAAGCCTGTCAAACCCAAGTGAAGCGTCTGGTAGGTAAGTTGGTACTCTCATTTCATTCTCCATTTGCAAGAAATCGGAAGCCCATTGTGGCACTTCCTGTTATATTATACCACATCTTGTATCTATTTGAAAGGTGGCCCATAGGCCCACGCTGTCAAACTATACCGTACACCCTTGGTAACAGGTTGTACCCTGTGGTAATACAATGAAGGAAAGACCAAGATCTTGCCAGGTATTCTGAGCCTATCCTCTGTGATTACCCTTTTCTTATAGGGCAATGAGGGACTCCCCCAGCTGAACTGAAAGTCTCCACCTTCAAAGTCATCGTTGAGCACTATGTTCAATGTTAACTTCCTAACAGGATTCTTGTTAGGGAACATATCAGTGTGCCAACTGTATTTCTCTCCTTCCATATATTTAGATATCTGTATGTTTTCTACACCTTGGATATCAAAGTTTAACCCTAGCTCACGATTAGCCATGTCTATCCAGTAATGGATCACAGCCTTCAGCTTATCATCATCTAGTCCATAGGTGCTATTGTTCCTTATCTGTTCAATACGATCATAGTCAGCCACTGTAGCTGGACTAGCTTGCATCTTCTCAGTCAACTTGATGATGTCTTGACAAGACTTTGGATCTACATCTTGTACAGAGTCACCACTAGACCATACTAAATTACCTTGCATCATGCCCACACCTCTGCCCAATCACCCTTGAGTGCACCCTTTGCGTAGTCTGTAGCTCTGTTCTCAAAGAAGTTTGTATGAGTAGGAGCATTGATCATTGTTTCTACCCATGGTAAGGGATTTGTCTTAGCTTTGTAGATACCCTTTAGCCCCATGCTTATCAGCCTACGATCTGCTATGTATCTGATATAGTTCTTGACATCCTTAGATGTTAGGTTCTCCATGTTGCCCATTCTGAAAGCAAGGTCTACAAACTTGTCCTCTAGTTCTACCATGCGTTCTGCTAGACTATAGATCTCAGACTTGAGTTCATCTTTCCATAGCTCACGGTTCTCTTCCACATAAGTTCTGAACAACTTGATCATGCCTTCTGCATGTTGTGTCTCATCAACAATGGACCATGTAACAATCTGCCCCATGCCCTTCATCTTACCATGCCTGGGAAAGTTCAACAACATGATGAAGCTACTGAACAATGCAAGCCCTTCTGTAAATGCACTGATAGCTGCTATCTTCAATGGCACAGGTAGCTTAGACTTAGTTGTCTTGTCAAAGAAGTTATGCTTCTCCACCATCTCCTCGTACTCCATGAACTCAGCATAGGTAGACTCTGGCATACCCAGGGATTCAATCAAATGACTATAGGCAGCAACGTGTAACGCTTCCCTGGCTGCAAAACCAGACAACATCATACGAATCTCTGGCTGTGGAAAGTTAGGTAGGTAGTTATTGACATAACCACCACTGACATCTAGGTCAGACTGAGTGAAGAACCTGAAGATGTTTGTCAGGAAGTACCTTTCATCAGCCTGTAGTTTGTCTTTCCAATCTTTGACATCTTCCAACATTGGTACTTCAGTGTGTAACCAATGTGACTGTTCATGCTTTAGCCAAGCATCATAG